TCAATAGTTGCTCCGTCTTTGTATTCTGGACACTTCAAATGAATGTCTAGTTTATTTAGGTTAGGCATACCAAATGTACCCTTCATTTCTACTTGGGCGTTTTTGGTATTTGCCTGCATGATCACAGAGCGATCCTCTGCCATGCTGTCGATACCTGTTTGAGCATCATCACCGTTTACCTTAACAATGTTAAGAAAGCCAAGTGCGTGTGTATGTGCTACAATATCTTGTAAAATGTCTTTCATAGTTTTCTCCGTTCCTTATCTACTATTATATTTAGAAAATCATTCAAAGTCAAATAAATTATTGAATGTATTCTTCTGTTCGGTTGATTTAATATCCCAATCTAGAACTCCAATTAGGTTATCTAACTTCTTATCAATGATTGCTGTTTCCATTTCGTCATCTTCAAAAGGAAGTTCTTGAAACCATTTTGGTAGTCTTAGTTCATCCGTTGGGTAAGCAACCGAAGTATAACCCATAGGATTGTTTTTTAGTTTACAAACGATAACTTTCATACCGTCAACAATCTGCATACTAAACTTGTCGCCATTAAGGTCTTTGAGCGTGTTCCAGTTAATACTTGCTCTAACATGACCTGGCATATTCGTTTTGCCTTGCTTTTTCTCTTTGGCTTGATATTCTGTGATCTTGTTTGCACGTTTAGGTGAACCTTTTTCCCAGCCTGGTCGTGCTTTAAATTTTGTACGGAAGTCTGTAATCATCTCAAGCACTTGTTCTTCTTGAGCACCTGTAAGCACAGCCAACAATACTTCGCTTAAAAAGTCCTGCATAAACACAGGAGTATCTGATCTTTTTAAATCAAGACCCATTGCTTTAACCTTACCCGGCTTGCCGTCTACATCAGTTCTAAATCCTTCGTTATCATAGATTAGTGCCGCATAACGTTTCTTTGTAATGTATAGTCCTTTTTCAGCAACAATTTCTCTACCTGCCGCAATTACTTCACCCCTGCTTTTAGGACAGTGAAACGCATCGCCCATAAACTTAGGAAATGTAGTGTTTGCTTCTTCACACACTTGATCATACAGTTGAATAACACTTTCTTTATTCCAAGGAATATCACCTTTTTCGATTTCAGCACGTAGGCTGGTGTAAGCACTAAAGTAAACAGAGTCAGTGTCACCGTATATAATGCTTTTGCCTACGTGATCATACTCACCAGTGATAATTTCATTCACCTTCGCACTCATGTGTTTTGCGATAGCACGACCTGTAAGTGTTGTGCTTTGACCAATACGATGATCAAAGAACCTACAGCCTGGATTAAGAATAGCACCATACAAACTGTTTAAGTTAATCTTTTTAACAAGTTGTCGCTTATCCCAGAAAGCAGTTTCGATTTTGTTACCTGCGTCTTGTGCGGCAACTTTTTTGCCTTGCATTTCTTTACGTTCAGCATACCAGCGTTTTAGTAGTCCTGGAATAATACCTTCATATTCTGTTGTAAAGATAGTTCCGTTAGCACTCAACATCCACGGTTGATTACTTTCAAAAATAAGTCTATATACTTCTGCGGCACTTAGCGTATCGCTTTCTCCGCCTTCCCAATCGATGTGGATTTCGATGTCCTTGCGTTGTTCCATTACATAGTCATATTCAAGACTGCCAAACTTACCTTCCCAAGCCGCCGCAAAGGATTTCTTTTTCAAGTGCATTTGCTCATCAAGATAACTTTCTGTATGATTCTGACGCAGTTGTCCTATAACGGTTGCCGGATCCATATTCAATGCACGAATCACTGACGGATACAGTGAGTTCAAGTCCATTGAAGCAATCCAGTCATGTAGTCCTTTTTTAGGATATGCAACATAAGCACCTGCCGCTTGTGCTGAGCCTGGCTCTCTATGTACCCTGTTAGGAACAACATAACCACGTCTGTGTGCTTCGTTAATAATTGCTTGCTCTGTAACAGCAACAGCACCCATTGTTGTTGGAAGTAACACTGTGTTTGCGTGAGCAAGTTCGTTTGCTAGATCAATAAACTTTAATTTTTTGTCTAGTTTGTCAAGCAGTGCAACGTCTTGTCTGTTGTATTCAATAAATGTTTTAAAATCGTTGTTGTAAAGTTGGTCAAGTGTGCCTTCGTAGACTGTTTTGTTCTCGCCAACTTCAAGTTCACCAATTGCATCTAATCGATATGTGTGACGTTCTTCATAGGTGTACTTACGATACAGTTCCAAACTATCCAAGTGTTGGCGTCCTATAAGATCATATGTTTCTTGTTCACGGCCATACTTTTCAAACTGTCTTTTCTTTGGATATTGATCCCACAAACAAAAACGTCTTGTATCTTCCTTAGATAGCACACGAGTAACACGGTTTACAGTATAAGGAATATCATAACCTTCGCTGTTCCAGCCACTTAAAATATCTGCGTCTTTAATTAAATCCAAAAACGTGTCGAGCATTTCGGCTTCAGTTTCAAACAGATATGTGTTAGGAAATTCTTTTACTTCTTCTTTTGCCTGTTCCATTGTTAGTGTCTTAGGCGGAAGTGCTAGTGTAATAAGACTGTCGAGCCACTGTAAGTGTACTGTAATTGCTGTAATAGCAGTAAATGGGTCTTCGGGTGAACTGTAACCACGTTCTGGATCAAAGTCAACCTCGATATCGAAAAACGCAACGTTTAGATTTGGTGCGTCTTGTCCAAGATAGTTTTCTTCAAGTAATCTGTATACAGGGTTGATGTCCGCTTCAAACAAGCCACGATGCTTGTTTATCTTTTGTTCTTTTAAGAAGTCTTTCCAACTCTTACAAACAACACGACTTACGCTATCGCCAAAGGTGCTTTTTTGCTTACCCTTAGCATCGCCATAATAGAATACATACCTTGCGGGGAATTCGCGAAACTCTCGTTCGCCTTTTTTATTTCGTTCTACAACTTTAATAATGTCTTTGTCACGATCCCAAAGTGCATCTACGTAACTCAATATCTTCTCCTATTATTTGGGTTCTGGAAACCCAACTCCCGGTCTACCATCAAATGCATGTTCTTTAGCATAAGGTCCGTTTGCATCTACATAATGTAGAAATACTTGTGCTTGAAACGATCCTTCACCTGCTTTAAAAGGCTCACGCCAGTGTTCTAGTTCTAAACCACGATAGATTACACCATCTCCTAGATCACAACTAAATGATTTTTGTTCACCGTTAGTATCTGTTAAAAGAATGGGCCATTTCCAATCTTTTTCTGTTTCTTTATAACCCCAACCTAATGTTATGGTTGCAGTTATTTCACAAGCAGGACGATCTTTGTGTTTGTGTAATTCATCACCTGGCTTGTAAAGTCTATAATATGAATATGTTGGAATAAGTTCAAGACCTGTATTTGCTTGAACATATGGTGTAGACATTAACAAAAGTGTTTCCATTAATGGATCACCGTATTTTCCATGTGTTCCAGGAACTTGTGCAGTCTGTCCAGTTTCGGGTTCAAAGTTTTGCGTCATTTGAAACACAGAATATTGTGTTGCAACATGACAAAGATCTACAGGAAGTAAATTCTTTATGTGTACGTATTTGTTTTTCTGAAAGAAATCAGAAGATTTATCTGTCATATCATTTCCTATCTATGTCATTTGCGGCTGACAAAAACCAATTGTGTCGTTTATGGCCGACTGACCTTCTTCAACATTATTTACTATTATATGTTCTGTGCCTAAAAAAAGCAAGCCTATTTTTATCTTTTACCACCAATTTGATGCAATACCGTATCCAAATACATTAACACAACTAAAGTAGAAGGTTAATAGCATTACCCATGCGGCCCCACGTCTATATGCCGCATAGCATTGTGTTATGCTTCCAACGAAAAAACCCGGATATACAATGAGCATATTAGGATCTCTAGCATTAAAAGCCAATGTTAAACTAGCACCTACAGTAAAAATAAAACTTACAAGTTCAAAATAAAATGCTGTTCTATCACTGTGGTAACTGTTTAACCAAAAATTACGGATAGCATCCAATTAAAGTTTATCCTTGCCTGTTGTAACAATGATGTTTTCCAAATCTTCAAATTCATCAACTGCTTTGTGCCATTCGCCTTTTTGTGCGATTTTAATTGCCTTGTTAATTAGTGCTGGTTTTAAATCTAGTTCTTCTGCTACTGCTTTTACAGTATCACGTAGTCCTTCTTGTAGGTCTGAAACTTCTTGCATTACAGTTACGCCTTCGTTTACAATTTGGACAAGTTTGGCCTTTTCTTCTGCGCCAAAAGTTCTATCACTCATTCGAGTCTCCTTTGTTAATAATTTTATATTGTATATAGATTTATGCTAGTTGTCAAGAACTTTAAACGGAATTGGCACCGATTTGTCTAAACAAGTAAACCAAACATTGTTAGGCCCAATATGATGATCGTTTGG